TGGCCGAGGCCGCGACTTGCCCGTTGGCGTCGGGCGCAAGGCGGGCGCCCGCCGTGATTGCGCCCGCCCCGTCAGTCTCGACCTCGACCGTTTGCCGCGTGTAGCAAGCGACAAGCTCGCCCTCGGCTGCCGTCGTGATTGGCAGTAGCGGCAGCTCCGCAGCCCCGAAGGCGAAAAGCTTGCCGCTCACGACGCCGCCAGTGGGCGCGACGACGTCAACGACGTCTCCCGATTGTCTGTCTGTCTGGCTCATGATGTTCAGCTCCCTGGCGTCTTCACGACGCCTACCCAGTCGATGGCACCCACGCCGAAGTCGTGAACGCATCTCGTGTCCACACCCAAGATCTCAAAGCCCGCTTGGCTGTCGACTTGCGGGCCGGGGCCCGAGACGCCTGCAGCACTGGCACCGAGGTATGCATGCTCAAAGGTGTCGACGCTGCCGGGCGCTGCGAACAGATACCAAGCGTCGTCAGCGACGTTCGGGTCGACGATGAGCTGAAGGGTTCTCCACGTGGGCGGGACGGCGTCGGTGGGGCTCGTGTACACCAAGCCGCCCGGATACAGGAATTGCTCCGCCGCCGCCTCCTGCAGCGGCCCGCACACCAGGTAGGCGGGCTGCACGTAGATGGCGTTGCCGGCTGCGTCCGTCTGCCCTCGAAGCGCAGCCCGAGCTGCAGTCATGCCCGCGAGGTTGATCCCGCTCGCGGGCATCAGGTTGCCGTGCGCCGCCGAGAAGAACGCGTTGCCGTCGCTCATGACCGGGTTCGCTTCGAGGAGCTGATAGAACATCCGGTTTTCCATCTCGCGCGCCTTCGCACCGAAGGCAGCCGGGAGACGAGCCAGCGTGTTCAGGTCGTCGTTGACGATGGCCTGGCGCGTGAGTGCCACACGGCGGGCATAGGTGTGGATCCGAAAGGTCTCCACTTCGCCGCCGAGCGGGCCCTTCTGAATCTCGCCGCCCTCGGGCACCAAAAGCAATTCAGGTGCACCGCTCATGCGAGCGCGCTCGATCGGGGCGAAGTTGCTCACGGTCACCATTCGAGAGATGGCCTCGAAGGTGCGCGGCACTTCGGCATACCCTGCCAGCAGGGCACGCTCGGCCACCCGGGCGACAGCCGTCGGGAAGTCCGAGGTCGAGATCATCCGCTTGATTAGCTGAATGTCGCTGCCCCGAGTGTCCCCGCCTGCTCGGGCGAGGAGCGCCTTGCCGACGTCGAACAGGCGCATGCCCATGAGGTCGCGCGCACGCGGCGTCAGGTCGGTCACCGTGGCCCGCCCTGACCGAGCGAGCAGTGCGTTGGCGCAGTCGTCCACGAATGCCCCGTCGCCGGTTCCTCGGGTCACTGCAGGGCCTGCACTCTGGGTGTCCAGAGCGTCGTCACGGTTGGCCAGTTCGTCGATCACCTTGGCTCGAGCTGCTGGCAGGGAGACGCCTTGCGAGATGAGATTCTCGGCCAGGGCATCGGGCAGCCTCGCCGCGCGGACGGCCCTGCGAATGCCCAGGCTGCGCGCTCGCTCAGTGGCGAGGGCTCGCTGCACGGCATCCTGCAGCGCACGCTCGGAGGCGATGGGTGTCGCCTCTGCGGTGACGTCAGTCTCGGGCAGCTCGGTGTCGTCGGTATCCTGCTCCTCGGGCTCGGGCTCGGGAGCTGGAACGGGAGGCGGTCCGCCCGAGGCCGGCGCTTCGGGGGTTGTGGTCTCTTCAGTCTCGGGCATGGTTCTCTCCGTGATGCGCGCACGATGCACGCGGCTTTCGTTTCTGGCGTGTGCGCCCCCATCTGCAGCAACGGGCACGAGTGACACCTCGTGCGGGGTCCATCGAGTCGCCTCGTAGAGGTCGGGCTCGCCCTGTCGCTCGGTGACGCGGTACTCCTCGACCGTGTAGCCAACCGAGACCTGCGAGAGGATTCCTTCGCCGACGTCGTTGACGATGTCCGCAATCGAAGCACGAGAGCTGAACTGCACTTCGGCAGTGCCCTCGCCGTTCTTCACTTGGGCCGACACCACTCTGCCCAGCACGCTGTCAATGTTCTCGGTGTCGTGGTCGCGCAGCAGCGGCGCTCGGCCACTGCGTAGGCGGTCCAGGTTGACCGCGCTGGGTTTCATCGAGAGCCGCTCCACGAAGCTATCCCCGAACAACGAGCGCCGAGTCACGTCCTGCCCAGTGCCCCACACGATCGAGAGCGTTCGCTTCTCGGGGTCGAAGCTCGACGGCTGCACGCGCGCCTGAAGTTGCCCCGGTCCTAGGTCCATCGTCTTCACGTTGCCGACTCCTCGCCCTCGGTGTCTTCGTCCTCGGCTTCGGTCTCGGCCTGGTCGGTCTCGGCCTCGGCGTCGTTGGCGGCTGTGCCTGGGCCGACCTGCGCCTGGCCGGCTTTGCTCTGCACGCGCGGGTCGCAGTCCAACACAAGCCCGTTGTCGTCAAACGCCTGGGCGCTCTCCCGCAGCTCGACCAGCAGCTCCTCGGGGTCGAGGCCGCTCTCGCGCACGGCACGGGGCCAACTGGTCAGCCCGTTGCGGATGCGGTCCGAGATCGCGGCGGTCTCCTTTTGCGGGTCGACGCTGTCTACGTGGGGCGCAAGCCACTGCGCCCGCACGCCCTCGACCTCGATTCCGGTGACCAGTGCCATCGCCTCCAGCCACCACGAGAACACCTGCTGGCACAGCGGGAACACCAGGTCGCTTTGCCACTCGCGGATCGAGCGCTGAAACTCCAGGCGGCCCATTCGCGACGAGGAGTAGTTCGCGGATGACAGGTCGCCTGTTAGCATCATGTACGGCACGCCCACGCCCACCCCGATGGCGTGCAGACTCACGCGCAGGTAGTCGGCATAACCGGTGGCCTCGGGCGGGTCGCTGAACTCCACTTTTCGCCCAGGCGGCAGCTCCAGCAGTCCGCCGGGTTCCAGGTCGTCGGGCATCTCCCAGGCTTGCGAAGCCGCTGCGACTGCGGGGTCGATGTTGCCCGTCTCGTCGTTGACGAAGGCAGCGAACAGCGCCGCGACGCGCTGGCGCTCAAGCTGGGCGTCTTCGTAGCTGCCCAGGTCTCGCAGCCGGGTGATCACCGGAGCGAACCACGGCACACCTCGAAGCTGGCCAGGGCGGTCCACACGATACAGGTGCGCCACGTCCAGGGCGGGGACGCGCACGGCTTCCTCGGTTCCCACGGTGAGCGAGTGGGCAGGATGCTCGCGGTGCATGTAGTACGCGACGCGCTTGCCCCGCTTGGTGACCTCGATGCCCTGGACGATGCGATTGGAGCCGGCCGCGGCCACCCGGTAGCCCAGGGGCTCGTCGGCATCGACGTAGTCGGCTTCGAGAAGCTGGAGCTGAATCGGCAGGCCCTCGGCCCCTTCGTCAGGGCCTCGCCTTCGACGCAGGCGTACGAACACCTCGCCCGACTCCACGACCGAGGCCAGGGCTAGCCGCTGCAGCGAGGCGAAGTTCCCACGGCCGTCTGCGTCGATGTTCGGGGAGCTGCTCCAGCGGTCCCATGCTTGCTGCAGGGCGACGTGCGTGTTGCCCTGGGCATCGCGCACCCGGGCACGAACCCCGGTGCCGACCGCATTGCTCACGATGGCATCGACAGCTCGGCGCGCGTAGGGGTTGTTGCGCCGAAGGTCACGCGCTCGGGTGCGGAGCGTGCCCAGCTCGATGGAAGAGGTCTTCGGCCCAGGGTCTCGGCGCAGCCAGTCCGCAGCACGCCGGCCCTGCCCCGCCCCCTCGAAGGCCAGCGAGGCACGCTTGGCGGTGGCCTCGTAGGCCAGGCGGGCAAGCTGGCGGCGGCGAGCCATCCGGGGCGCCACGAGGGCCAGTGCCGCCTCGGCGCCGTCCCAGAGCTGTCGCACCTTCACGGCCATGCGTCACGGCTCCGGATCGTGGCAGTGGGCGCGCGTGAAGCAGTCCGTTCTGCACGTGGAGCCTGGCGCGCGATAGCCTCGGGACCGCACCGTGGCCAGCTTGTAGCGGCCCGTGCCCGGGGCGCCTGCACCGCCAGGGAGCTGCCCCGGCAGCGTGCCGCCCATGGCCAGGTAGAGCCGAATCAGGTCTGCCGGGTTGCGGTACTTGACGCCCTTGCTCCCGTAGTGCGTCTCTTCGACTGCAGCCTGATCCCACAGTGTCTGATCGATCGCCATGGCCGACACGCTGGGCGTGTTGACCTGCAGCGTCAATGGTGGAAACCCGAGAAAAAACACGTCGGGCAATCAATGCGCGAAACGGTTTTCGCCCCTATTTTCGCAGCCGTTTCCACCCGCCGCGCTTCGGGGCCTGCATGCCTGCAGCTTGGCGCTTGCGGTTGAGCTTGGCTTGCGAGAGCTGCCGGTCGGTGACGCGATCGATCTGGGCGATGGCTGCTGCGACGCGCGCGTACACGTGGCAGTCCAGCACCTCGTTGCGGTCGCGCAGCTTGACCCATCGCGTCTTCTCGTACCCCGCGCGGTTCACCTCGGTCTGCAAGGCTTCGGCTGTGAGCTGCTGAAAGAACCCCTCGTCGCACCAGGGCGCGTGCGGGTAATGGCGAAGCCCCGTGGGCTTGGTTCCGTCCTCGGCGATGGTCAGCGCCAGGTGGGCATACAGCTCGAGCTTCGCCAGGTGCGTGCTCACGGTGTAGAGCTGGACCGCCTGCATGCTTTTCACTTTGGAACTGGTCAAGGTCTGCGGGCGGCTCACCAGCAGCGGAGCACGCTCGCGCCCTTTCAGCAGATGCACATTGCGGGCCCTGCCCTGGCGATGCCACCATTCGTACGCCTGCTGGGTTGCGTACCCCGTGTCGAGGCCCGTCGCCACGATGGGGGCCTCGTAGTCTTCGCCCTCCACGGGGTAGGTCGAGGCGAGCAGGGCTTCGAGCTGGCGCCAGGGAGATCCCTCGCTGTCCAGGTCGCTGGTGTCCCCGGGGAGCACCCGGAAGTCGACCGCCCACATTTCGAGGCGCTCGCCCCAGGCCGCCACGAACACCTCCAGGCGGTTTTTCTGCACGTCCACCCCTGCGGTCATCGCCAGGGCCTCGGCGGGCATGTGGCCCGGCGTGTAGTCTTCGCGGCTGGCGTGCAACTGCTCCCACGGTGGCGAGTCGCCGCCCTGGTGCTCGACGTATGGCTCGGCGAGGAACGTGTTGGCGAAGCTCCGTTGTGTCTCGGGGCGCTTCCTCGCCTCCACGAATCTCACGGCCGCGTCGGTCCAGCTCGACCAGCCCACGGGCGAGTACAGCGACGACAGCCTGAACGAGCGGTGAAAGTGGCTTCGCTCTGGGTGCCGGGGAACCCAGACGCCCTCGGCCAGCAGGGAGGTCTTACGCGACTCCTCGATGAGGGCCTCGCACTGCTCGCACTGCAGCCAGGCGCCGGCCTCGGGCTCGGAGGGATTGAACTGCAGCCGGCTGAACTGGATCGTTTGCGGCGCGTTGCACCGAGGGCAGTGCACGTAGTAGTCGGTCTGGTCTCCAGCTAGGAACTCGCGCTCGATGCGGCTACGCCCGGCCACTGTGGGCGTGGACAGCACGAACATCTTCCGGGAGGCGAAGGTGCGTTGCCTGGCTCGGAGCAGCTCCAACGGGTCGCCCTCGTCCTGGAGCTGCAGGGGCATTGCGTCCGCCTCGTCGACCATGATCGACTTGGCCGGCGTCGAGCGGAGCGCGCTGCCGCTGCTGGCGCCCACCGTGATCAAGCTGCCGCCAGGCCAGAGTTTGAGGTTGAGCGAGGAGCCCTGCTCGGAGCCTGCGCCCGCGCCGCCCTTTCGGACCCGGTCCTGCAGTGCAGGGCTGTCCGCGATCATGGGGTCGAGGCGCGTCTTGACGAACCGGTGCGCCAGGTCGATGGTGGGCAGCACCAGCATCGCAGGACCGGCCTGCCCGCTCTCGGCACTCATGAGGAACCCGAGCCAGGTCAACCCCAGCTCCGAGGCCCCGATCTGCGCGCCCTTGATCAAACTCACCTGCGAGCAGGGATGCACCGGGGACAGCACGTCCATCACCTCACGCCAGAACGGGGTGCGTGAGAGCTGATAGGGGCCGGGCTCCCCGGAGGCGACTCGAGACAGGATGCGATGCGCCTCGGCCCACTCGGAGACGCTCAGCGGCGCCGGTGGGGTCAGCGTCGACCAATCAAACAGTCGCCCGGGCGTCACCGTCGCTCAGCTCTGTATAGAGCGTGTTCAGCACTCTTCGCAGCTCCGTGTCGAGGACGCGCTCGATGGCCTGGGCATCGGACAGGTTGGCCAGCTCGTGCGCGAGCCTGGGCGGGAGCTGCGTCAGGGCCTCGCGGAAACTGACCAGGGCCTCGTTGACCTCGCGCTGGGCGTCTTCTCTTCGGACCAGCAGGCCACGGCGCTGCTCGACGTCGAGCTTGGCCTTCTCGGCAAGGGCCTGCTGTCGCTCGATGCGGGCACGCTCCAGGCTGGCAATGGGCGCTGGCTGCTGGCTGCTGGCCGTCGTGGTGCCCTCGGCAACGACCTCGCCCAAGAGGGCCCGCTTCGCCAGATCCATGTCCGCGATGTACCGGCGCCCGGTGGGGTGGCGGCCGATCGCCTCTGGCGGGATCCTGCCCAGCTCCATTGCCTCGCGAATGACCTCGGCGCTTAGGCCGGTCTCCTGCACCAGCGCCACCACGGTGGTGTTGGTCGGGGAGGTGTCTTCGCGCTGGCGGCCGTAGGACTTTGGTGCGTGGCGCTCCAGCATCCACGCGGCGGCTTTCCAGTCCGTGTCGGCGCCCTTGTTGATTCGCTGCACCAGCGCTGCGCGGTACGAAGCGCGAGCCTGCTCGACCTTGAGCGCGAAGCTGCGGAATGGCTCCACGGCGTCGTCCTGCCGCCCGCGCTTCACCCAGTTGGCGACCGACTGGCGCGTGATGCTGCAGGCGCTCGCCGCGTCGTCGTAGGAGAGTCCTGCTTTGAGATAGTCGCAGAAGCGCTCCGCGAGCTGGTCGTCAAGCTTGAGCGGGGTACCCATGAACGTTCACTCCTTGGGGCGGCGGCTGCGAAGTTTCATGCCGAACTCGTCCGAGCCGGCAGGGATGACAACGCCCTCGCGCAGCCGAAGGCGGTTGCCCCGAAAAGGTCGCATGTCGATATAGTGGTGCGCCCGTCCCCAGTTCCATTTCAGTGTGGCGACGTCTGGGTGCTCGGCCACGATCATGCGTGACTTTGCCTCGGTGCCGGAGCGGTACAGTGCATCGGTGTTGCCGCCTTTCATTCGCTGGGTCGCCATCTTTCCCTGCAGGAAGGCGTTGAACAGCACCGTGCACCAGCCGGCCTTGAGCATGCGCAACGACAGGTCGAGGTCCTCGTTGTAGCGGCAGCGCCACCGAAAGGGGACGTCGTTGCGGATCAAGTTGCAACTGAAGATCC